TACTTCTGCCCAGCACCAAAGGGTGCATTTGATAAGTGTAAGAATCAGTATGTCCGTGCTGGTTCTGCAGAGTGGAATACATTCGTCGCTGACCAGGTGAAATAATGCAACTATGGAAAATCAATATAAGGATACAACAATTCATTGCTAGGAAAGCAATGACAGTTGGTAATCGTTTATTTATGTGGGGAACAACCCATTATCCAATAGTTATATTAGACGAAGTAGAAGAACAAGATGCGTACGCTAAAGCGTAGTATTAGTAAAGCAGAGGTGGGCGGAGAACCATTACCGCCCGCCTTTGCGGCATTTGAACGGGCAGGAATTATCCTGCGCCGTGCAGAGATAACGATGATTGCTGGCACTCCAGGTGCAGGTAAGTCATCAGTTGCGCTGGCTATTGCAGCCAAAGCAAAGGTACCTACGCTGTACTTCAGCGCAGATACTAATGCTCATACTATGGCAATGCGTCTTATTGCTATGTCAGGTCGTATGACACAGACAGCAGCAGAGCAGATGCTCAAGCGTGAGCCACAGCAAGCAGAAGAAATACTCACCCTGAACAATCATTTGTTCTGGTCCTTTGAATCCACTCCCACTCTAAAAGATTTAGATGATGAGGTCAGTGCATTTGAAACTGTATGGGGTAAGAGTCCAGTACTTATCGTGGTAGATAACCTTATGGATATTGCAATGGATGGACACGAAGAATTCCAAGGTATGCGTGCAGCAATGAAGGAGTTAAAGTATCTTGCAAGAGATACTAACTCAGCCGTGCTTGTTCTGCACCATACCAAGGAAGGTTTTGAGGGCTATCCTTGCCAGCCACGTAATGCCATTCAGGGTCTGGTCAATCAGATACCAGCAATGGTTCTTACTATCGGTCAGATGAAACAAGGTGATGAAACCTATCTCTGCGTAGCCCCAGTCAAGAATAGATATGGACGAGCAGACCAGACAGGTAATAACTATGTCAGCCTAGCCTTCAACCCTGACAGTATGTATCTAGATGATGTTCAAATCAAGTATGCACAGGAGACTATGTATGGAAATTAAAGTATGGGAAATAAGTTATAGCAAAGAAGATATAGAGAACTGGTTTAACAAACCTATCTCAGAAGGTGAATGGAATATTATTGTTGATGAGTTATACAACAACGATACTCTGTATGAAGAAACAAATAAACTTATCATAAAGATTGTTGAAAATATTTTAGAGTGAGTAGTGCAGCCAAACGCAAAGGTAGTGCAGCAGAACGTGCTGTAGTAGAGTGGTTAAAAGCAAATGGTTATCCGTATGCAGACCGCAGGTTAGCAGGAGCAACCTCAGACAAAGGCGACATCAGCGGTTTGCCAGGAGTTACCATTGAGATTAAGAACCACGCTAAGTTAGACCTTGCGGGTTGGACAGCAGAGTTAGAAGTAGAAATGAAGAATGACGGTGCTTGGACAGGTACTGTCTTACACAAACGTAAAGGTAAAGGAGACGTAGGAGAATGGTATGCAACTATGCCTGCAAAGGTATGGCTTGCTCTCCTAAAAAAGATAGATGGAAAAACATAGTATTGCTGCATACCTAGAGTATGTAGGCGCAGCCGTGCCAACACGGGGACACGGCTGGCGCAAAATTAAATGCCCGTTCCATCCAGATAAGCACGCTTCCGCTGGTGTTAACTTTGATGAAAATAGATTTAAGTGCCACGCTTGTGGCGTCGGCGGAGATGTTTATGATTTGATTATGCAAAGAGAAGGAGGTAATTATCGTGAGGCTGTCAAATTCGCAGAGACAATTTCTCCTACAGGCAGCGACAGAGTACGCCCTGCACATTCATCAAGCAGCAGATTATCTAGCAACACGGGGTCTGTCGGTAGAAGAAGCAAGGATGTTTCATTTAGGAGTAGTGGACAATCCATTGCCAGGACACGAAGGCTACAAGGGTAAGTTAGTTATCCCGTACATCACGCCATCAGGCGTGGTTGACCTGCGGTTTCGTAGTATTAGGGGTGAAGACCCTAAGTACATTGGCTTGCCAGGGGCTAAGACAACTATGTTCAATGCCCAGTCAGTACTGACAGCAGACGGCTACATATGTGTCACCGAAGGTGAGATTGATTGTATTACTACGGTAACCAAGACTGGTCATCCAGCAGTAGGTATTCCAGGTGCTAACAATTGGAAGCCGTACTACAGCAAAATACTTGACGACTTTGATACAGTGATAGTGCTAGCAGATGGCGATAGTCCAGGGCTAGAGTTTGGTAAAAAGATTAGTCGTGAGTTAGGAAATGTAAATATAGTTCAGATGCCCGAAGGGCACGATGTCAACAGCATCGTCTTACAAGAAGGAGCAGGGTGGTTAAATGAGCGAATCAATAAATGTTTTTCAGGACAATGATGAGTTCTGGGATTACGTCAAAGAAAATCCTAGAGTCTTGGGTATACCAGTATCAGAACATAAAGGATTAGATTTACTTAGCGCACTAAAAGATGTTAGAGAAGCCTACAAGAAAGACGCACAGATAGGCGATACTATGCTAACGCTGCTAGGTAGCCTGCTATTAGGTATAGTTAATGGTGAAGGTGAAGCAATGATAGAAGAAGTCATAGTCTCAGAGGCTATGGTTGATATTGATAAGGAAGTAAAGAAGGTACTTGATGAAGGACGTTAAAGACTTTGATGAAATCCTGTCAGAACTCAAGATAATTATGGTCAAGAAGCACGCTGACTATGGACCATACAACATAGCCAAGGCACCAGGCGGTGCTATGAATGGGTTGATAGTCAGGATGCACGACAAGATGACACGGTTACAGAATTTATATTATAAAAAGAACGACACGCCCAATTATGAATCTATTGAGGACACTCTGCTAGACCTAGCAAACTATGCCATAATAGGACTATTGGTACAAAGAGGTCAATGGGAAGGCGTTGATGAGTCACGGCGGGGAATTCATAACTGAATACGACTATCTCGTAGAGTCGTTAGCCACCGAATATCATAGGAAATATCCTATGGTTGAAGTTGCTGATATACAGCAAGTTCTATGGCTTTGGTTTGTTACCCATCCCAACAAGATGTCCGAGTGGGAAGCACTGGATATTAAAGACAGAGAAAAACTTATAGCCAAATCCCTACGTAATGCAGCCATAAAATATTGTGAGCGGGAGAAAGCAAAAAGAATTGGCTATGAATTACTTGACCTGTACTACTACGACAACTCAGTTATAGAAGCCTTTTTACCCAGCATCATAGCCGAGTCATATGAAATGCCAGCCAAGATTAAAGACCTTAACTTTAAGGTAGCCAAGTCAGAGGGCAGCAATGACGGCAACAACTGGCTAGTACTACGCTCAGATATAGCAACAGCCTTCTACAAACTAACAGAGGCTAAGCAGAATGTACTCAGGGTTAGATTTAGCACAGACAATAACGAGTGGAGTCTTATAGCAAAGGACTTAAAGACATCACCAGATGGCGCCAGAATGAAAGTTCAACGGGCTATCAACTCACTCATTAGAAACCTAGGCGGATGGCGTCCCTTCACAGATGAAGACACACCAACTGCACCCATAGAAGAAGATGATGGAACCGAGTAAGGACATCAGAGACTTGCTACATCTAGCAGATTACAGCAAGTCAATGGACCTACGCGGTGAACCCACAGAGGTATGTGCTTGTGGTTGTGATTTGTTTGTGATGCTTGGCGGATTTGTTGACGGAGAGATTGCTTTTTATTTTACAGATGCAGAGTGTGCTAGTTGCGGAAGTATGGTCACACTACCTACACCAAATGGAGAGGAAGATGGTTGTGCCGACGTATGAGTTTAGTTGTCCAATATGTAATGTTGTAGTAGAGCAATACTTTACAATAGACTCAGACCACATAATCAATTGCGGTGACTGTAATGTGCAGATGGATAAGAAGTTTTCAGCAACACCCGTGCACTTTAAGGGCACAGGGTTCTACAAAACAGGAGGCTAATGTGGTACCTAGATTTAAGAACAGACCAGCCTGCGAAGGTACAGATACAGAGCAGTGGTTTACTGCAGACTCAGGCGAGTATAGAAACGAGCCAACTCTTTTCAGGATTTGCCGTGGCTGTCCAGCCAGAAGTGAATGCTTAGACTATGCACTTGAATATAATGTCATCGGATATTGGGCAGGTACTACAGACCGCAGACGTAAAGAACTACGCAGACAACTAAACATCATAGCCAAACCTTTACTACCAGAATGGGAGTTACATAAACGTGGCGCTTGAACCCATACGGCAAGTGGCAGGTGATGGCAAGCGGGAACAGATAGCAGCCAAAGCCCTAACAGAATACTTTCAGGGCTGGAAGTTGTATCCAACTCCCCGCTTTTTCTTTACAGACTTTCACATTACTTTGCTACACGGCAATGGCAGAGAGAACTACATAGGTGATTTAGAAATCAAATGGCTTAAGACTGATAGCAGTCGGGCAGCCATCTTCCCATTCAACAAACTACAACAGATACTCATAGCACCACCATATACAGATTCAGATTACTCCTACCACCGTATCTGCTTTAGATACTCAGACGGTATCTGCGTCATCCCAGCCAGAGAGTTAGGGCATATAGAACCTACCTTCCATACCCGTTGGGATACCAAAGAGCGGGACCTAGTAGTCTTTGTCAATGCATCTGACTACCCACAGTATTGGCATAATCTAGTTATCAACGAGTAGATTTCTACCAGTTAGGGGAAGACTGGCAGAAAACAAGAAAGACCCCCCTACCTATATCGGACTAGGTAGAGGGGTCTATTCGTGTCTGTAATCGCCTTATATGGCGTTTAAAGGGCTACTTTTT